GGCCCCGGCCTGGGCAAGGGGGGAGTCGCACCCCTCCAACTAACACGTCTTGTTAGCGATCCCACTAGGGATCAGATCTCTAACTCGCTTGCACCGTTACAAAAGCGCAAGAAAGCCGTATAGATCCGGACCTGATATCTGGCATTTCACCAAATAAGTTTTTCTGTCAGGACTCTAACCCAACTGCTTTCATATTTATGTTTTAGTTTTATGACGAGGTTGAACAAACACTCTCGCCTAAAATAAAATAAAATAAGATAAAATAAAATAAAACAAATAAATAAAGACGGTTTCGAACAATTAAGACTTATTTAATAATTATATTTAAAAGATCGAAGACTTCTTCCTTACCATATTGTTCTATGAGGTTGGTGATTTTATCAGAAAATTGATTGACAACTTTCATGACAGCACGCTCAGCATCCTTCCTTTTAATAACATCATCATTACCAACACATAAATCGACAAATAAATTATAATGGACCTCGGAACAGCAACCTCCGTGGTAATAAACGACATTACCCTTTTCATCTTCAGAGACTGCTGGTAACATACCGCATGGAACATTAAATTTACTTGTGACTAGACATACATTTGCATTCAAATCATGTCTACGGATGATGCTTTCGCGGCGTCGGTATTCGTTTCGCATTGCTTCTTTTCGTTCTAATTTCTCTAAAATGTCCATGATTAAATACAACACTCTTACAGAAATAAAAGAGTTATAATCAACATGTTCTCATTATGAGAAATATCAAAACCAAACCAAGTATAAATATCGCAAATTCCATGACATCAGGACACCAAGCGTCAAAAAGAGAATCACTAGGTAAACCAAATGGTCTCTTCTGAAAATGATGTATCTGACGAATCAGCTCAGGTGATATCTCGTTGCCGGGATATTGCCTAATCTCAACCATATTCAAATCTTGATAGTAAATCGATACACCCTTATTATTAAGTTCAGTACTATCTCCAGCGAAGAAAAAGGAATAAAAACCGAAAGTAAAGATAAAAATTGCAAGGAGCAAACATGTTTTAAACACAACGCCCTCCAACGAGGCATCTCCCAATGCAACCGTCTGAGCATTCGGATAATTTCTTCGCCTGGAAGTGTATCCATACGCAACAGGTGGTGCACAAAAGGAGCAAGAGCAGTCCTGCGGATGTTCTATCGCCGGAGCTTCCATTGTTATACGCCCTATTGTTGTTTTTGTTGTAAGAAATAGATTTCGTACCGTCTCGATATGTCCCGCCGTTTGAAAATTTATGGATATTATCACCGGAAGACGTAGCGTGCTTCTGATGTGTAGAACCTAGATATAAAAACAGACCAACAATGGCAATACCGATAACTACTGGCCAAGCTTTATTCGGCCTCGTAGCTACTTCTTTAGGCATAATTATGAGATTTCACCTCCGCAACGGATAAGTTGCGCAAATCAACCTCAGGTGCTGTTTTCAATTCCAAATAGGTTTTGTGTCTGGTTAATCCGACCAACAACAACTGACTGTTTCTAAAGTATTCTTGGTCCCACTCGGCCACGAATAACGTCACGCGTTCAAATTCCTGACCCTGAGTGCCTTCTACCAACTTACAACTCACCGAACAGTCTAACAGGTCGTCTCTAGTTCTCGTCGAAAAACACAAACACTGTGAGTCTTCGTCCACTTTCCCTTCGTAATTAGATTTAACTACTTTATCGGGAACGTCCGCACCCTCAATATCCAATCCAAATTCTTTCAATAAAGCAGCGGTTTCTCTACCAAACCGATAAGATCTCTTACCAGAGAATATCCTCGGTACTTTCAACCACTCGGGACTTATCAACGAATCGATGTCCCCTTGGCAGCGGTCCCCGAATAAAAATACTCTGCTCGATTTAAATTTTCTCTGCAACAACAGTATCTCGGCGCTTTCACACAAAGTATATTCGTCTATCAGAATTGTCGCAAATGTGTGATTGATATCGGCAACTAAGGCAGTTTGTGTATAAAAACTGTTATCAACGGACTTATAGCATGATTCTAAGCTTGGGTTCGCATACAACAGGATAGCGTCAGTAACCTGTCCTTGAATCTTCTTCAAAACCGTACTCTTTCCGCAACCCGGAACCCCCGCTATAGTCCCGGCGGAAAAATCCTTTTCCGCCATTAAACAGTTCACCATGTTTATCTTCCTTTCAATCAATTCTTTTTGACTATCACAAGCAGCAGGTAAACATTTCTCGATCAAATAACCAATATAGTTATCCTTAAGACCTGTCTTCTCAAAATAGTCCTTCGGAAACTTCCTAAGAGGTGATCCCGTAGGTTCAAAACCAGCTTCCACACAACAAGAACTCACAACACTTGCGATGTCCCTCTTGCCTTTAAAAAGGTCAGAACCTATCTTACCTCCACCAGTCTCCTCATCTTTAATACCTTCGGTGACAGCCGTATCAGACTTAGCCGAAACTATCTCGGCCTTCTCTTCCTTAACCGGCCGACTGTCTTCAATTTCTCCCCCCTTTGGAGTAGTAACAGTGGGAACTTCTGCAGACTTTAAAAGTGTGGCATCAGAAGGTTTCTTCGTTTCAACTTTATTGAACTTGGTCGCCTTCTTCACCCACTTACCAGTGACACCCTTTTCGGGTTTTCCAGGTATCTGCTTCCTTTGGGTTTGACTACCTGCCTTTGCACTAACGGTCGGAACATTTCTCGAAACACGTTTTGAGAAACGACTTTGGGCTTCTGCTAAGTCTTTCGCAGCGAAACCGACCTTGCTAATCAACTGTTCAGTGTCGTAACCATCGTCTTTAGCTTTACCTTTAAAACGGCCAAGTTCACCTTTACTCAGAAAGTTACCGTTAAGCTTCGCGTTATCAACACTCTTCCTTTTCATTCGAGCGTTTTCACGTCTCCTTTGGTTCCGACTCTTCACAGTTTTCTCCTCAAAAGCAGTATTCATCTTTTCGAATAATTACCAATCAATTGCAATATTCAACACTTATTCAATACTTATTACCACCGAACAAATCACCGACTCAAATACAACAGAAAGAATTAGTCCACTTTCTTTTTTTTTTTTTTTTTTTTTTTTTTTTTTTTTTTTTTTTTTTTTTAAAAAAAAAAAAATCAACCCGCGTTATTCGGCACATCTACATGCCAAACCAGATTAAACTCAGATTCAAAAGAATCCCTGTCATAGGAATCCAATCTTGTCGTCACTAAATCTGACAACACGTAGCCATAACTATTCGAACCGTCTCTGATAACTTGCTGATCTCGGATAGCGAGCATCTTTGGAGCAGGTCGAGCTTGATTGTCAGAACCATTACCCGCGGTTCTATTCACCTCCAAATCTCTCTCCTTACCTTGGTCAGCAATACGAACCAGGTCTAACAACTTATTCTGCGCCACACTATCAAGTCTGAAAAATTCTCTTTCCTGATAATTGGCGGAGCCTAATGTACCTACGGGACCTGGAAACCGTCGTCCAACACTCGCTGGAAAATCTTTGTGAACAGCTGATATTAAACGTGAAACATCCTGTCGTGCACTCGTCACTTGGAAGTTCACCCTCATCAAATCATCAATGAGTTTACACCAGTTGTCCTTAAAAATCCACCAGTCCTGATTCACTTTAGGTTTCTTTATGTTAGTTTGGAAAGCCTCACTATCATAACAACCACCACCAGTGACAGACATAGTAGCGTTAGACATACCTTAAATGGGTAATTGTTACTTCGAAATTATAAATTGACCGCGGTGGATCCAGCCGTTGCGAAGACAATCTAAAATCTCTTAGTAAACTTTGGATTAAGGGAGTGGTAAAATGGTAAATGATTGCGGTGGATCTAGCCGATGCAATCTGTTTGAATTTTTAC